CATTGTTAACTGGAATTATAAAAGGTCTGCTAGTGGTAGATTCTATTTAGATTTATTAGTTGTTATTGAAGATGTAAATGCAGAAAGAGCAATCATTAAGGTATTCACAGAAGAATCTATAATGACCTATGAGTTTGAAGATTATAGTGAAGAATACACAGATAAAAAACCTAGACTAATTGAAGAAATACCAAACCCTATAGGCAAAATACCAGCAGTAAATGTTTACAATTTAAGAGGTGCTAAAAGACCTATAGGAATAAGTGATTTAGCAGATGTAGCTTATTTACAACAATCAATTTATAATGACTATTCAGAAAAAGAACAATTAATAAGATTAGCCAATCACCCAAGTTTAGTTAAAACTCCAAATGTTGAAGCTAGTGCAGGGGCTGGAGCAATAATAGAAATACCGGAAGATTTAGATTCAACTTTAAAGCCTTACATTATTCAACCTAGTGGACAAAACCTTGATGGTATTATGAAATGTATTCAGAACAAAGTTGATGCAATTGATAGAATAACACATATGGGAAGTGTAAGGGCAACTGGTTCACAAATAGCAAGTGGTATTGCATTACAAACAGAGTTTCAGCTTTTAAATGCTAGGTTATCAGAAAAGGCAGATTATTTAGAAAATGCAGAAGAACAAATATGGTCTTTATTTGCTAGGTGGCAAGATAAAGAATGGAATGGAAAAGTAAATTATCCAGATACATTTGATATTAGAGATTGGGCTAACGATTTACAATATCTACAAATGGCAAAAGCTAGTGGTATTAAATCAGAAACTTTTAATAAGGAATTAGATAAACAAATAGCTGAAGCTGTGATTGATGATAGTGAAATGATGAAAACTATTAATGATGAAATAGATTCAACTAGGACGGTAAGAGGACAATTTACAACGACAGAAGTAGAAGGACAAACAGTTGGCGAAGAAAGTTAGAAAAGTTATAAAAGATAAAAAAACTAAAGTTCCTAAAAAATATCTTTCTGGTTTGAAAGGTGCAAAAAGAACTAAAAGAGCTAATTTAATCAAGCAAGTAAGTTCATTATATAAATCTGGTGCTAAAATACCTTTATCACTTTTGAGAAGTAGGACTAAAGCATAATGGCAAGTAAATTTAGAAAACCTTTATCAGCATCAGTTTTAAAAACTTTAAAAGCTAAAGCAAAAAAATCAAAACTATTTAATTTAACTGATTTGAAAGCATCATTTAGAAGAGGTCAAGGTGCTTTTCTTGCAGGAGGTAGTAGACCTAAAATACCTATGAATGCTTGGGCTATGGCTAGAGTAAACAAATTAATAAGTCGTGGAAGGTCTGGAACATTTGATAAAGATATAATTTCAAGAGCAAGTAAAAGAAAACGAAAGAAAAATTAATGTCAGCACCTAGTTTATCTTTATTAAAAGAAAAAATTAGAAAAAAAAAGAAGTTAGGATTTACAGAAAGAGCTAGTGCAGTAGCTAGAGGTTTATTACCTAGAAAGTCTGGCAAATTTAAAGGTAAAAAAGTAAAGAGCAAAAAATATGGTGGAAGAGCATGACAAGGTTAAATTATGTTTTAAATGTAAAGTTGCATTGAAAAAAACAGAGTTAAAAGATGTTTATAAGTGCATTTCTTGTGGAATGATAACAAACGAAAGACTAGATGATAGACAATGGCAAAATACAGAGGAAAAGAAGTAAAACTAAATAAACCTTTTAGGTTATCTACAGCAGAATCTAAAAGAAAAAAAT